AATTGTATATTTCTGACCGACCTCGAAGCCGTCCCCATTGTGTGTAAGCTCTACAAAATGTGTTCCCGCTTTTAAGTCCCGTGTTGTATCGCCTGCTAATCTATTTTTACCGTATGTAATACTGTCATCTGTTCCGACCATTTTAACAGTCGCCTCAGCAATACGATTAGTTTCTGCTATCTTATCTTTCAACTTATTTAAAAGCTCTTTGTCGACACCTTCTATTTCGGATATCGCCTTTTGCACTTTATCATTTATTTCTGATTTGAACACTTCCGACTCAGCTCGTGTTGTCTCGATACCGTCTTCGATTTTCTTTTTAAGTTCGTCTTCTTTGTCAGAGAATATTTTTTCAAAGTTTTCAGACTGCTCTTTAACCTTTTTTTCAAACTCCAACGACACCCAGTCAGTATAAGCGTTCGCCTTATTCTCAGCGTTCTGAGAGCTTTGAGAAACTTCATGACCTAGATTACTTTCTTTTTCTCCTAGTATAAATTCTATCCAACGCTTAGCAATAGGATCATAATGTGTCTCAACAATTCGTATCCTTTCATCAAGATTATACTTAGTATATTTAAGAATAACCGTGTCGCCTCGGTTAATATCTTCGGAAAGTTGCTCGTAAGTTACTTTTATTGAATTTTTTGGCTTGTCGATATTATCCTTTGTAAAATGTTCAATCGCCCACTCTTCAAGCTCTTCAGCAGTTCTTAAATCGTTATTACTAACTGACATTTCATTAATAAATGGATAGTCATTAATCAACGGACTTTCCACAATAAGACTGATTGTTACTTCTTCGTCTAACGCTGCTGTCTCTTCTTTTTGCTTAGCTTTCAAAGCCTCGATTTCAGCTTTTCTCTTGTCGGCTTCTTGTTGACTTGCTACTTTTCGTTGATTAGCTTTGAGTTCTCTTTCTTGGTATTTAGCTCTTACCTCAGCTTCTATTTGTGCATAAGTCTTAACTGTGCGACCGCTACGTTTAACATTTTTATTTACTTTCAGAACTTCTCTTGAATAACGGCTGTTAATCTCATCTTGCATTTGTTGAGCTTTGAGTTTGTCATTGCTTTCTTTTGAGTATTTCTTTTGAGTCTCTCTCAAAGCCTGCATTTCTAATTTGTGTTTTTCTTTCAGCTTTTCTTTATCTTCTTTATCACCTACTCTAAATGTAGATGTCGCATATAGTCTAGTGACTATATCATCAGCGTTTGAAGATGTGACAAAAGATGTGATATTCTTAGCTGTTGTTAATACTTCTTCTGTGTCACGTCCTACTCTTTTTAATATGCTTAGTCTGTTGTTGTGCATATCTATATCGCCATTGAATGTGTCAGCTATTTTTCCAAATAACTCAAACGACGATTTAAAAGACGTGTCTTTTTCATCTTTAAAAGTAATGAATGAGTTAGGTTCTTTAATGTCAGAAAACCAACTAAAGTATTTTTCTGTTGACACAAAATTTGCAACCCACTCATCTAACACAGTTTGACAAGTTGAGTTAATCTTTGAAAAGTTTTTAACAAGGCGTTTACTATAATCGAATGTCTTTTGATAAGCAGTAACTGTTATTGATTGTTCATGCTCGTTAATGTCAATGTCTTTAATTCTAAAAAGGTTTTTCCTATCATGTTCATCAGCCTTCACAATCATTCCTTTTTCAATCAAAGCATACATTTCATTGTCTACTGTCGGATATTTAAATGTAAGTTTGTAAGTCGAGTTTAGCACCCAATGAATGTCAGCGTCGTAAGCGTTATTTAATACTATTCCATTATATTTAAAATCTATTTCGTTTTCGTCGTATAACCATAACATTAAATGAACGCCCCCCACCTACAATCAATTTCTACTTTTGTAATTCCAGAACCTAATACGACACCACTTCGTCCTGTTGGTATTTCGAAGAAGTCTCCTAACATTATGCTATTTAAAAGACCTCCGTTCTTGTCATATACATTCTGTTCACCTTGTTTACATTCAATAGTGATTTTCTCAACAATAGCTTTTATTCTTATTACTTGCTTACCTATAGTCAATGTACTTTCCTCTGTAAAGTTCCCATATACTGTAAGTTTAGGATACATAGGTAAACCCGAATTATTGTCAAGTGTTCCGTCGCTTGTAAATGTCTTAACATCTTTTACAACGTTATATGAGAACGGGTTACACGTAAATACAACATCTATTTCATATTCGTCTACCTCTCCAAGCCTTGACCTTACGGCTGAGGTTGTGAGTACCTCGTAATATCTATCGGGGTTGTCAGAAGCGATTAACTTACCGCTACCGTCTAACCACACTAACACATCATTTATTTCTGATAAGCTAACGCCATGAATTAACAGTTTATATGATTTTTCAACTGTGTCGTACGCTGTAGACGTTCTTACAATTCCACCTGTCATATAGTCAGATGTAAATATTTTGTCTTTTCTCTTTCCCTTGTTAATTCCGTCATTTTCTATCACATATATATCAAACGGAAAGTCGGCGGTAGACTTTCCATTAAAAGTTAATTTGTTATAATGTAACGGCATTGCGTCCACCTCCGAAACTCATTGATTTTACTTCTTTCATTTTCCTTACTAGTTTTTGTTCAATAGTGTCTACTAACACATTTATGTCATCTTTGTTATTGATATTATTTCCAGTAACATTAATTGTCACATTTATCTCATTGCTACCACCATTCCTAGCTCCGTGTTCAGCTAACGCACCACTTATCCCTTTTATTTTTTCACTAGTAGATAACGGCGTGATGTTGACTCCGTGCTTAGTCACTCTAAATAACTCAGGTCCTGCCTCTCCGACAATCCCTGTGAAACTTGGTTGTAAGTTCTCAGTCTGTCCAATGTTACCACCTCTTGCAAACATAGGTATATGTCCACCTGTTGCAAAGAATGGCAGTCCTATTCCTGGAATACCCGAAGCAACACTTACAGTTCTAATTACACTCACGACCTCACGTGGTATGCTGTTTAACAATCCAATTACACCCCATATCACACCACTAGCAGCGTCAACCGCTGACAGGTATTTAGGGGGTGTTGGCGTTCCGTTAAATGCGTTTAAACTGCTCGTCGCTTGGTTAGTGAACGGCGTTGCGTTACCTTGTGCCATGATTGATTTTGTCGGTGTTCCTGTTGCGTTAAACGTGTTTAAACTATTCGTCGCTTGATCCGTGAATGGTGTTGCATTCCCTTGTGCCATGATTGATTTTACCGGTGTTTCTGTAGCGTTGAATCCGTCTAAGCTAAATTTAGCTTGGTCAATTACTGCACTAGCGTTGTCAGTTGCATTAATGTTTTTGTCCGGAACATTTAGTGACGCAAAGTCTAACAGTTTGTTAAATGCTTGTGTGATATTAGGGGTAGCGTCATCTTGCACCATTATTGATTTAGGTGCTATATCTGTATCTGTGAATTGACCTATTTTACTGTTAACATTATCCAACGGCTGACTTGCTTGGTCTATAATTTGAACATTCTTAGGGTGTATTCCCATACTGTTTAAGAAATTCAAATCATCAATAGTCATCTTAATTGTGCGACCTTGACTCTCAGAAATCATAATAGCTTTTTTAATGTCTGGTAATGCTAAAGCTCGTTCATAATCATTTTTGAAGTTGAAAGCAATGTCGCCTCCTTCGTATTCAATACCTATTGTCTTGAATCCACCTTCTTTAGCAGCCCATTCATCAAGAGCTTTATTCATTTCTTGGACTTTCTGCTCGGCACTTCCAAGACCTTTAATATAAGTCTCTTTAGCTTGGTCGATTATTCCCATTTGTTTTAATGCTGCTAATTTTGCGGCCGCTGTAGTATCGTTAAAAGCTTCTTGTAATATCTTTTGAGCTTGACTACTTTCTGTAGCGGCTTCAGTTGCTGTCTTACCAACTTTTTTATAAGCCTCTTCTAATTGGTCTAACTCTGATTTAGTAAGTACCCTATTTTCTCTAGCGGCACTTGAAAGAATGTCGTTAATTGTACTTTGTGCTTGCTTTGTTTCATTGATAATAGAATCGTAAGTTTTGCTTACTTGTTCTTTTTGTTGATTATATAAATCTTCACTAATTAAGTTATTTGCTTTCTTTTGTTCTAATGCTGACATCTCAGCAGCTTTACGTTGCTCTAAACTTTGAACAGTTGCGGCCGTCACATCACTTACACTCTTAATTTGTGCTAGAGCATAGTCAGCCGTGATCCTACTACCTTCTAAATACTTACTATTTAAACTTGCTAACGAGTTCCCTACTAAGTTAGCCGCTACTTGGACACTGCTTGAAATTTGGTTAACGTCCTCGTCTGATAAACTTAACGCCTCTTTTAATTGTTTTCTAAATCGTCCGTCAAACTCCAATTTGTACCATTTACCGTCTTTAAAGTTTTTGTTTATGTTTTCCATAATCTCGGTGTTTGCAGCTTGAACTTTCTTAATCTCACTTTTAACAGCGTCTGAGTTACGTTTAACAGCGTCTCCCATGTGATTAATAGAGTTTCCAGATTGTTCAGCACCTTTAATCACAGCGTCGTACCATTCTTTATACTTACCGTTTGTTAACTCAATAGCTGCCTCGTGATTTCGACTATGTTTAGTCATCTCTCTATATATCGCAGTACCTACACCGACAAATGCAGCTCCTATTAACGCAGCTCCTGCAACATAAGGGTTAGTTAGTAATGTTGCCATGCTTCCCGCTTTAGCTGCTTGTGTTCCGACTCCTGCTATTGAAGTTGAGAGTTTAATCATGTCTCCAACTGACTTAGCTGTCGACATTTTACCAACCCATTTAACAAAACTTCCGATAGCTTTCACACCACTACCAATCCCGGTAGTCATTCTACCTAATACAGACATGAACGGTCCGAATCCTAAAGTCGCTAGTTGTACCGCTGTTGGTAATTTACTAAACCACAACATCATATTTCCTAGTGAGTTTACTAATGGTTTTGAGGCTGTTAAAGCTTGTGCCAACTTAGGTAATAATTGAGATCCCATTTCGATTGCCATTTTCTGAATCTCGTTTTTTGCCATTTTCAATTTACTAGCACTCGTTTGATAACGGATAGCAGCCTCTTTAGTTAAAGCGTTATTCTCTCGCCAACCTTTGTTAGAAATCTCTAACGCCCTACCCAGTCCGCTTTCTCCGTTTAACGCACCTGCTAAACGTTTAATAGCGTCAGCTTCACGTATTCCCGTGATACCTAGACTAGATAACACATCATTGACGTTTCCGCCATTTTCTTTAACTTCATTCAAACCTTTAAGCAACATCTCTAAAGCTTCTACAGGTCTTGTCCTAAATGCGTTGGCAAATTCATTAGCACTTACACCCGCAGCACTAGCGAATTTTTGTAAACTATCTCCACCAGATGAAACGGCGTTTTGCATTTTATTCATTACTTGAGTCATTGCACTACCGCCCGCCTCAGCTTCGATACCTACAGTACTTAAAGCGGCTGCTAGTCCTAACACATCAGCCTCAGCCATGTTAGTTTGTTTACCCATACCAGATAGACGTTGTGCCATTTCCACAATAGCTCTCTCATTTGTAGCGAAGTTATTTCCTAGTTCAACTATCGAGCTACCTAAATTTCTAATGTTACCTTGACTAGTTCCCATAACAGCCATAAACTGTGCTAAACTCGTTGCTCCTTCTTCAGCTGCTAAGTTAGTAGTTGCTCCTAAGTCAGCTATTGTTTTTGTGAAATCAACAATGTTTTCAGCTTTAATTCCTAACTGTCCTGCAACTTCCCCAATTCGTGATAATTCATTCGCACTTACTGGAATCTGTGTTGACAAGTCTAAGAAACTTTGTCTAATAGCGTCTAATTGTTGCGGTGTTCCGTTAACTGTTTTAACTACACCTGCGAACGCACTTTCAAAATCTATAGCAGCCTTACCAGCTAGAAACATTCCTGTAGTAAGTCCACCTGTTATCTTAGAAAAGCCGTCACCAAAGTTCGCCATTTTTTGTCCGAACGCTTGGACTCTACCTCCCACATCATTAAAGCGTTGAGCCACGTCAGCCAATCGACCTCCGTTATTTCTAAACGCTGTGTGTGTTTGTTGCATTGCGTCTCTAAGTTTATAAAAACCTGTCTCAGCATTTGCGATTTTTGTTGGTAAAGACTGTAATTCTCTTTGTTGACTACTAAACGTCCCGTTAAGAGATTTGATTTGAGTTTCAAGACCCTTAATCTCTTGTTGTGTTGCTTTATACGATTTTGACGTGTTAGCTACAACATCTTTATATTTTAAAGCCGCTGCACTCGTCTTACCGTAAGTGTCTTGTAAATGTTTTAAATGTTCCTTTTGACTTTGTAACAACGTTCCTGTCGTTTTCAAAGTCGCTTGTTTTTGTCTCAATGAGCTAGACAACTTGTCTATCTCTTTTGGTAGTTGAACGGTTGATTTTTTTAAGTCATCATAACGAGATTTCAGCAAGTTAACATTGCTCGCTGATTGTTTCATCTGTGAACTTAAACCACTCATTTTAGCTTTATACAAGTCGTATGCTTTACCGCCACTACCTAACGAAGCGATATTTCTTTTTGCTTCTGCTTGTAATTGTCTTAAGGCGTTTTCACCCTGTTTTAACGCAGAGGTAAAACTGCCCACTCCTTCGGCTGTCAATATGACACCGACTTTATCCATATATCCCGACAAATTTTTACCTCCTATAACAATTTACTAAAATTCATTTCTTTTACTTCTTCTTGTTGAGTTTCTTCATGATTGAAATTTTCTTCTATATATCTGTTAATCATAAACACAATATATTCTAAGCTGTAATCATACATAAACTCACTCTTAGTCATGTTAAACCAAGTTCGACACCTGTAAAATAAATCGTCCCAGTCTATTTCTTGTGGTTTTTCGCTTTTTGTTTCTTCGTTTTTCTCGCTGGGTGTTCGTAAATATTCACTTGGTCGTCTACCGGTTTTTCTAAAATACGCTTTCCCTCTTCACTATCATCAGTTATCCCCAACATTTCTAACAATGTTGCGGTTTGATCCCCGTACATAGCTTCTTGGTATTTCAAAATAAACAACTCTAATTCAGTATCATTTACGTTTTCTAGTACTTCTTCTATTGTAGTTTTATATCCATTTGCTTTTAAAATTGAAACTAAAAATTTTGCTGTAGCTACATTTTTTTCTTTTAAATATACGTCATTCCATTCACCCTGCTTTATTCCAAAGTCAGCTTCTAAATGTAACCACACAGCTAAGTTTGATTTTAATTCAATTTCATTTCCTAAAATATCCGTTTTAAACGTCTTTACTGTTTTTG